CCCAAGTCTCCCCAGAATTGTTGGGCGGTGACCCGGCGACAGAGGCGTTGGCTCGAGCTTTAGGTAGAGCTTAGTGTTAACCCTCTATGCCTCCCCAATCGTCGGCAGCTTCGAAGTCTACCTTCGAGGGGACTTTTAAGATATCGGACAGCCCATTTTCCATTATGTCCTTGATCTGTTTCGCTTGGTCGTCGCTCTCTATTGAGAAGCACAACTCGTCGTGTACCGTCAACAGAGGGGTCAACCCAGCTTCGTAACAGTCCGCCATAGCCTTCTTGGTTTGGTCGGCAGCGGAACCTTGAATCAGTTTGTTTAACGCCTTGTAGGTAAACGCTCTTTTTAACCCAGCAACACTGCCGTATTTTTTCACCGCTTCCTCTAACGGCAACGCTTGACTATAGCCAAACGTCTTGGGCTCGTAGTCGTTGAACCTACAAACGCGTCCCAGAAGGGTTCGTATCTGTCCATTTTCTTCGGCACGTTTGCTCGCGATTGTCGCGAGCTGACGAACAAACGGAACCTTTTCTTTGTGCGTGTCTAAAAGCTGCGCAGCCTCTCCTAAACTAATACTAAGTTGAGATGCCAGTTTAGCTTTACCCATTCCGTACATGATACCAAGGTTAACAACCTTAGCTTCCTTGCGCTTGATGCCGGCGATGTCTGCAACCATCTGGTGTAGGTCAACGTCACCCGTGTTGTACTCATCAACAATTGTATCAACCACAGGGTGCCGCATAGCGTCAGGCATGGACGCTGCAAAGTGCACCAAGAGCCTCGGTTCTTGGCTTGAGTAATCAAAAGAACCCCACTTTGTTCCGTCCTCCGGAATAAACAGTCCACGTATCATCTGCCTGATGTCAGGGTCACGCGCAGGAATCTGTTGCAGGTTAGGGTTCGAAGAAGAAAACCGACCGGTCACTGTGCCGCCGCCATCATTACGAAGCTGGTGAAACTCGGTATGAATGCGCCCTTTGTGTTCGTGGCGCAGAATAGATTCGATAAACGTTCCCCCTGCCTTATCAAACTCTCGCAGCTTCACGATCATTTGCGCTACCTCATGGGGGTGAGACTGCAGGTACGCTTTTTTAAACGAAGGCGAAGGCTTTTCTGACTCTGTCATAGGATAAGACAGCCCCAAAGAATCAAACACTTTTGCTACAGAAGAACTAGCCCACGGGTTTACCTCAACTCCGGTGAGATGTTTTATCTGTTTGGTTAACTCATCGCACTTTTCAGTTAACTTTTCTTTAACCTGTTCGGTACGATCTAAATCCACACGCACACCGTTGGCCCTCATCTTTACCATCAAAGGTATGAGGCTCGTCTCAAGATTGAAGATGTGGTGTAAGTCTTGCTCATTAATCAGTGTCTTGAGCCGTTCCCACAAACGCAGGGTCAACGCAGCATCTTGTTCCGCGTAATCACCGACATACTTTGCAGGTAGGCGCCACATCTCACCCTTGGGATCTAACCCAAATGATTCGGCAGCGGCTCTAAGGCTTCGCTCACTCTTTCGTTCACCCACATAATCAAAGCCCAGGTTGTTCAAGCTGTAAGAAAAACGGTTCTCGTCAATCAGTGGCGCAGCAATCATGGTATCGATGATCGGCCCTTGCACCTCGACACCCTCAGCCAACAACCAGCCTACATCATACGTGGCATTGTGAAACAGCTTGGTCACGTTCGGAGTCGACATCTGTTTTTTCAACCACTTGATTGTAAACTTAGGATCCATGTTCTGGCCCCGCTCGTGTCGGATTGGGAAGTACCAAGACATATCACCGGCAGCAACTGCTACCCCAACAACGTAGCCATCATTCCTGGGCCATCCTGGGCCTAGGGTCATGAGGTTCGGATCACGGGTCTCTAAGTCCACTGCGATTGTTTTGTAGTGCGAAAGATCCGGATACTCTGACGGGCACCCCCAATCTGGTTCGGGGTGGTCCATTTCCATACGTTCTAAAAACGCTAGCGTTTTGTTCGCTTTGCTTCTCGCCATTTAACCTGCTCCGCTATATCGGCAACCATTGCCGCAAAATGTTCAGAGGGTATCTTGGCAACTAAGACGCCCTTGTCGTTCCAGATGTACAACGCATCTTCTCGCGCTCCCCAGTAGTATTCCCAGCTAGAGTTCATAGCTGTTCCTTGAGGGGGACACTAAAATGTGTAGGTTCTTACGGGCCCTGGTAAGGCCAACGTAAAATGCACGGTGCTCGTCGTCAGGATGTTTTGTTTTGCGAAGGTCGCCCTGTGCGCTCTGTCCTGTAAACACTACGCAGTTGTCATCCTCTCCGCCTTTCATGCGGTGAAAGGTAGACACTTTGACTCTAGGTTCTGCGGTGATGTCTTCGCCACGCCTTTGCAACGCCTGAATGTACCGGCGATCTTGCTCACCAAACCGGGCTATCTCAAAACCGTCCCAATGCTTCTCGGCTTTCATGCCATACTCTTTGACCAATCTTTCGTGCGTAAGGTACGAGTCAGGTGACGCAGAATCTAACAAACCAGATGACCCACGAGAAACAACTGCTCCATCTCCCTGTTTGCGAACGTGTGAGTATAGCTGTTTGACAGCTCCGATCTCTACACCCTCGCCATCGCGCAGACGCTCCCATGTCTTTAACGCAAGAGCACAATTTTGATCCACACTACTCACGCCTTTGACAGACAGCATATGATTGTCCTGTTTGATAGCCGCCGCCCAATCGCGAACCATAGAGTTTGTTCGAGCCATCAGGGTCCATGAACCTCGGCTTAGATCGAGCTCGTTGTGGGACATGTGGTATACCACGCGGCCCTCTTCGTCTGTTGGAAGAAAATCTTTTTGCTTACGCTCTTTAATCCGATGCACAATCCTCTGCGATAGATCGTGGACAGACACAGGCATGCGGTAGCTCTGATTCAAAATACGTACGTTGTCAGAGGCGTTCAGAAACAAGGCAACCTCTACGCCAGTCCAGCGGTGTATCGCCTGGTCGTCATCTCCTGCAATGATCACCCTCTGTGAATGTGGAGCGATATGTTTAACCATGTCCCATTGCAAAGGTGTTAGGTCTTGAGCCTCGTCAACAATTAGAAGGTCTAGTTTTGGTGGGACGCCCGATTTTATGTAGAGCTCTATCAAATCTACAAAGTCTATCTTCTGCATCTTAGATTTGTACAAAGCATACTCTTGGTCCACTCTTTTTAGTACACTAGAATGTAACTCTCGAGCCTCGCTGTCATTGTACTCCTGTAGTATGGAAACCATACGGTAGCGAGAGCGGTCAATCAGCTTGAGGTATGCGTCCCCTTGACCAAAGGAACCAGATGAAAGAAGTATCCCATCGTCAGGGCTTACCGTTGACGTGCCGCTGAACTTTAAACCTGTAGCGTCCCGCATCACGGACCAGTCTTCTGAACCCATCATATCTGCATGAGTAGCACCGATTCCATTATACCCCCAAGAGTGCAGGGTTCTAAACCAAGGCAGTTGCTTCTCTTCCAGGTTAAACTGCGAACACGCCCTCTCTCGAGCCTCGCTGATGGCCTTTTTGGTAAAAGACACGTAACCTATGCGGTCAGGGGCAACCCCGCTTGTAAGGGCCTTCTCAACCTCTTTAATCAGCGTGTAAGTTTTGCCTGTTCCTGGAGGTCCAAACAACAATTCCGAATTAGGTATCATTCTTTTGGATCCCTTTGGGTCGCCCAGTTAACCAATCAGTTACATCATGAGTGTACCAGCGAATTGCAGACCTTTTTCCATCCTCTTCCCCTAGAACGACAGGATCTGGAAATTTACCTTCTTCCACCCACCTGTAAACAGTTGCTCTTGAAATCTTCAACAGGTCACAAACATCCTTAATTTTCATTAACATGGGTAGATGTTTTTCTTCATCAGAACGGTATGTCATACTTGTCTTCCTTTATATCTATTTTTACTTCATCGTCCCCAAACTCCGGAACCCACCACACACGAGTGTTCGATCGCTTCCCATCCTCTTTGTGGTAGTTCAAATGACCTTGGCACTTAGATTCTCCATTCAACTTTTGAATGCGATCTTGAATCTGCCCAGTGTCATATCTTGTAAAGTCATTGTTGCGCAGAAACTTTTCCAACGCATCAATCTTAAACATAGTTTTGCCGTTGTCCGTCCAAGGCTTTCCAAGCAGCACTTCTTCGGGCGCCACGGCTCTCACGTAGCTGGTACAATACTGACGTAAAAGGTTTTCGAACTTACCTGACCATGTCAGCTCCTTTGAAACCTCTTGCTTTGTGGCAGTACTCAGCATCGAATTAATTAGCTGCTGCCAATCTGCGTTCTTAGGTTTCGGAGGCATGATGTCTAGCTGTTCCATGCAAGCCTTCTGCCACAGATGCGGGTTCTGTAGGTCTTCCGTTTTGAGCGTAAGGTTTTTACCGTCGACACTCATAAAATACAGGCGTGGCTCAGACAGCATGATAGTAATACCACTGATCGTAGCATAGTCTTCTCCGCCAGAACCAATGCCAAATTTCTGCATCTTACATTTTGCCTTGTTGCAGAAATCTTTTAACGGACAAACGGTGCATTGGTAGAAGTACCCGGACTTCTTTTTTAAAGACGATTGCAGAGCAACAATCTCCGAAGCCGGTAGAGGCGGGTCACACAACGTACGATTGTACTCTTCCATGTGGTGCTCCCAATCATCGGGCCACTTCATTAAACAGTACACGCCAATGTTGAACATGCATATGTTTCTTGACTCAGTGATCGATCCCTCTGCCGCAATTAACTGAAGACAAATAGGGCCGTCAGAGAAGAGCTGCTTTTCTCCAGCAAAATCAAGTTCTTGGAAGGAGGCCAAAGAAACTCGAGACTTCTCTGCCGAATCTAAAAACTCTTCGACCTCGAGAGCGTCCATGTTGGGGCCGTACGCGTAGCGTGTCGGTAGTTCAGCGTTGAAATACGGAATGTTAATCCCATTGCCGATCTGATTTTCTTCCTGGTTAACGCTGTCCTGTGCAGGAAATAAGTCCCCAGAACCACTATAACCTAACGCAGCTCGCAGCTCCTCCAAAAGATCTCGAACAACTGCACACGACTCCCAATCATTGAAGAACAAATACAGGTGTGCCCCGCCCGACTTAGACCGGCAATGCACAAGCGGCATTTTAAGACGCTGTATATTCTTCTGTAGAATGGCGTGATCAAGACCATAGTCATCAATATCAATGACACCAAATTTGCAGACATCTTTTTTAATTGGGACAATGCCGATCCCTTTTTTACCATCAAGGTGATCTTGAATTAAAGCCTCTGTAACTTGACCATGACGCGTACGATAGTCGGCCTCGGTCTTACCTTTTTTACCCTTGTCTCCAACAACAGTAACAAGATAACCCGCGTCCGACCCCTCAAAAACGTCGAGCAGTCTTTTAGCTATTGTCATGTTAATCTCCCAAAAAAACGAGGGGGCCGCACAGGAGAACAGCCCCCTCTAGCTGCTTAAAACGGAATGTCGTCTATGGAAGACGAACTAGCAGAGGAGTTTTGGGAAGCCCCCTCTTCCGGTGCAGCTTTAGCTTCGCCCGCCGCAACACTGTCGCGGAAGGCTTTAGCCTCGAGTAATAGATCACGGTCTTCAACAAGGCCCATGGGATCGACCTTGTAGTTGGACCATGAACCTTGGTCATTACTCTCTTCAACTGTAGACAATTTCCACATGGTAGCAAAGACCGGAGGCGTTATAAGTTTCCCTGTCTTTGGGTGCTTAACCCGATTGGCAGCGATAGAGGTCTTCCAGCGACGACTGACCTTTAACTGTGTCGACTTCATGTCGATGACCACAGGTTGGTACATGCCATCAGGCAGCAAGAGCATTGAATAGTGCTGATCTGATTTGACCAACTCATTTCCAGTAGGCAAGATCTCTCTGGCGCCAATACGCTCAGTGCGTTGCAACATCGGATCCGATGCTTGGATTTCTCCACGGAACCCACCACCTTGTTCACGAGGTGTGAACTCTAAGTACTTCACTGTTTGGAAGCACGGGACCACAATTACACCTTCATCACCGTCAAAGTGTTGATTGGTGACTGTGTTGTACAAGTCGCCAGAGGACGCACCCTCGATGTACTCAGCCTTCTTCTTGTTGAGCTGAGGTGACAGTGCCTGTAGTACACGCAAAAATGGAATCTGCATCTCGGAACTGTCGAACACTGCTCCTTCGCCGGCAAACTCTAAGATGTCATCCATTACATCTGTGCTTAACTCTGCATTCTTTTTCTTTGCTACTGCGTTACCCATTATGATTTCCTCCGAATTTGAGCTGCGTTTGCGATAAATGCCCCGAACATGTCGAGATCGATTGGTTTACCCTCTGTCACGCGTTCTTTTACAAACGCCTTCAATGTAGATGGGTGCACGTGTGTCTTCGTTTTGGGGTTGAAGCCCCGCTCGTTTAGCATTCCAACAACATCACCCGCAACGTTGTCTTCGCCTTTTCCAAACGAGCACGTAACATCATTCTTAATGATGTCATCCAAGTTGTTGTCACGTAACCATGCGAACGCATCTTCTTTACGATCCTGTGGAATTGATGCATGGACCATCATCTTGCGTTCGACGGTCAAACCGTCAACATCAATACGCTCCACGCCCATCTCATCCATAAGCCCAGGAATAGTTTCCACCGACATGCGGTGTTTCTCGGACTTCAGTTGCTTGAGACGGTTCTCCGCTTCTTCGATTTGACTCTCTACGTCACGGAGACTTCGAACTAACGTGCTAAGTTGCTTGCCAGTTCCACTATCAATGTTAGCGAGTGCATCGCCTTCATCGAAAATGTCTTCAAATATATCTGTCATAAGTTTTTTCCTCTTCAGGGTTGATTTATGAACCACCGTGGTCCATGTATAAGACCATATAGGGAGGAAGAGATGAATTGCAAGTACAATTTTAAAACTAAACCGTATAAACATCAACAGACGGCATTAGACGTTGCTGGATCTAAACGCTCGTTTGGATTTTTTATGGAGATGGGAACGGGCAAGTCAAAGGTTTTAATAGACAACATTGCCATGTTGTATCAAGCCGGGGAGATTAATTTTGCGTTAATCATTGCACCAAAGGGCGTGTATCGCAATTGGGTGAGCAAAGAATTGCCGCAACACATGCCTGATGATGTGCCGAATCGAGTTGTTCGATGGGTTAGCAGTGCTAGCAAGAAACAACAAAGGGAAATGGCTGAGATTAAAAACCCATTCGACGGGTTAACTATTTTTGTCATGAACGTTGAAGCGTTCTCGACGTTGAAGGGTAAACAGGTAGGCCAGTGGTTTGGTCGTACTTTTGGGCGCCAAGGTATGATTTCTATTGATGAGAGCACAACTATAAAAAACAACAAGGCAAAGCGCAGCAAAAACCTGTGCGAAATTTCTGCCATGTTTAAATACAAACGTCTGTTGACCGGATCACCTATTACAAAAAGTCCGCTCGATATATATCAACAGGCTGAGTTCCTTGGCAAAGGTATCCTAGGGCATGAATCCTTCTATACTTTTCAGATGCGGTACGCCGTAATCATGAAGCAGAAAATGGGCATGAAGGTTTTTAACCAGGTGATGGGTTACAAAAATATCGAGGAACTAACTAAAAAGATTGACAGTTTTTCTTATCGAGTGCTCAAGAAAGATTGTCTTGACCTACCGGAAAAGGTTTACACTGTGCGGCATGTCGAGATGACAGAAGACCAGACACAAATGTACGAGAATATTCGCAAGTATGCATTGCAGATGTTCGATGACGACGATGGTGAAGCGGCGATCGTTTCTACGCCGGCTGTGATCACACAGTTGTTACGGATGCAACAAGTGCTGTCCGGACACCTGAAAGATGATGACGATGTGATGCACACGTTTAAAACTAAACGCATCGATGCACTAAAAGATATTTTGCAAGAGCACGATGGCAAAGCAATCATCTGGTCTCGTTTTCGGCATGACATAAAGATGATTACACAGATGTTGAACGATGAGTTTGGTGAGGGTTGTGCTGCGTCATACTTTGGCGACACATCTGATGATGATAGAAACAATATCGTGAAAGAGTTTCAGGAGGGCCAGAAACTGCGGTACTTTGTGGGTAACCCAGCGACCGCCGGTTACGGTCTCACGTTGACTGAAGCAAATCTCGTGGTCTATTATGCTAACGACTTTAACCTCGAAACTCGGATGCAATCTGAGGATCGAGCTCATAGAATAGGACAGAAAAACCGAGTCACATACGTTGATCTGATCACTGAAAACACAATCGACGAGAAGATTGTGAAGTCTCTTCAGGCGAAGATCGAACTGGGTGCCAAGGTTCTTGGTGAGGAAGCAAGGCAGTGGCTGAGTATAAGCGCGAAATAACAAAGTTACTGGAAGAACGATGCACAGGTTATGCTTCAGAGCTAACCTGTGCGAAAGAGATATCCAAATTAACGGGATTGGATTTGGATGTGGCGAGAGCGTTCTCACGTGGTTGGTCAAGAACTAAACCATATGAAGTACGCGGATACAAAAAGGAGAATATGAAATGATACCACCCGAAATGTTTGTTAAAGGTGTTGATCAAAAGGACAGAACCGTTTGGGTTCATGTTCCTGCGATTGATTACGTTGTTTGGCTCGAAGAAGATGAGTACGAGTTTTTTACCGGCAGTAAATCAATCGTCGTAAAATTGGACGACCCTAAAAAATCGTTGCCTTTTTTACTGGACTAGAATTAAACTGGGGACATTACCTCCCAGACAAACTAAGGGCGCCCATTGGGCGCCCTCTTTTATTGTTTTATTTTCTTAGGATGTTTTCTCGGGCGCCCTCCAGATTGGCCCTGCTTCTGTCGTTTAAGCCGGTCACGTAAACCCTGGCTGACATAAGAGCTCCCAATTGACTGTGCCATTCGATCGTTTTCTTGTTTAGCTATTACAGCCATCGCCTTGCCTAGTTTTTCCTCTAGCTCTGGTGACATGTTCTACTCCTCGTATACTTCGACTTCTTCATCCTCGACCTCGTCGTCATTAAAGCCAAAGGATGAGATGTTCAGACCCCAAAGGATTGTGCCGCGCCGATTCGAAGCCTTGGTCTTTATCCTAAGCTGACAAATTTCACCTAAACTGTGCAGCTTTCGAAGAACGTCTCGTACTGTGACGTTTACGCCCTTAGTTTCTAACACCAGTTCGCACACCTCTCTTGAGGTGAAGCACTCTTCTGGCATGCCTGCGAAAAGATGCTTGACACGATCTTCGACGGAAATTTCGGGCGGCTCAACGACCTGTTCTTGAACAGCATCAGGTTCTTCTTGATCCAAGAAACCCGAATCTACAACAGACACCACGCGCCACTCTGTGCGGCTGTTTTGTTGATGCAAATTTTTTACCACGAGGGCTTTAATTAGAATGCCCTCAGAAAGGTCGTGTTTGTAAACAAGGCTTGGTGTGATGTAGCAACTGGTCAAGTCTTCGACAGCTTGACCAAAACAGGCCACGACCCGTCCATCTCGGTTGGATATGTGGTTTACAATAAATGTCTTTCGTTCGATCATGTCTGCTACGTCAGAGAAAGTATTATGTTTCATAGGTTTTTACCGTTCTTTCTAAGTTGTGTTACGTATCGTGCGAGATTTTCTCTCGCGTACCATAGCCGTTGCCAGCTATTGTTATTGGGTCTGTCTATTCTAACTTCGCCTTCGCATCTGTCTGCCTCCTGTCTTAAAAATCTTAGAATTGAAACTTCTTCGTCTGTTAGGTCGGGATGATAGTAGTTTCGTTTATTCAACATTGTTTGGATCTTTGAGATTGTCTTCGAAAACACTGACATTATTACTTCGACAGTTGGGGCATAAGCTATTTGTAATCGCCTCAATCGTTTCCAGAGACATAGGAAAACGGGCAGCTACCCATTCAAATTCGCAATCCTCACAATACAGATCAAGAGTGCGATGCTTCTGGCCCTGCGGCCCCACGCCAATAAACTTTATCAATTCATCTTCCTCCTTTTTTCGGCGTTCATCTCCTCAAAAGCCTTCACGCCTTGCTCCCATTCTTCTTCCCATTCCTCCTCTAGTCCTGTTTCTTCCATTACTTTATAAGCTAACTGCTCCAGCAACTCTTCAAAGGCAGAATAAATCTGCTCTAAAAGATTGTGTTGAAACTCATAGGGTTGCTCTTGTAGCTCGGCGCTCATGGAGAACCTAGTAATGCACTCAATATTTGTTTCGTCGCCTTTGTTGGAAGCCTCAAATTTTGTGGATATTAACATCACGTCTTTGAAGTCATTCATTTGCACACTCCTCGCAAATTGTAGCATCGTCGCCCATGATCAGGGTAACCCACTCCCCGCAATCGCACAAACGCTCTAGCTCACCGCTCCCCGCACAATCCTCGCAAGTCTCCTCCTCGATGTCGAGCTCGCCAATGTCACGGCTGAAACTTTGAGGACGCGCAACCTCAACGTCCACGGTTCCCGTACCCTGGCACTCGGCACACGTTTCCATGATTGGCGTCTCCTGCAACCGAATAAACTCATCTTTTGCTCTACCCATCACCGTTTCCTCCCAAATACCTTGCGAAATGCCTCGTCCAATATCTCGTCTATGTCTCGTTCAGTCATCTTTTCTTTCCAATTTTTTAGGTCTGAGTTTAGGGCGAAGGCTGGTTACAGGGGCCAGTGACTTGTCTGTGTAAAATACATGCGAGCCAATCGTACCAAGGACCTCTAAGTCATGGCGCCAAACAGGGAGCACCTTTGTCGAATGGTAGTACAGGGCTTGTGTGTTCAACGTGTCGCCGGCTATGGCATCTCGTGCTACAGCCTCAGATCGAGCGTACAAGGAAGGGTCTGTCTTATACTTCTTTCCAGCCTTGTAGAAACTAAACTGGCGAGGCTGCTTGACGACAGCACAGGCAGACGAAGGCCATCGCGGATCAGTAACCCTGTTCATAATAACTTCAGCGACAGCACGTTGCCCCAAGGCGCTCTCTCCACGAGCCTCGAAGTAAACAGCCATCGCAATGCAAGATAACGTAGTCAACATCCTATTCGTCCTCCTCAAATATTGAGTCTCCCAGTTCTTCTGGGACCTCTACTGTTACTGATCTATAATCGCACTTGGCGCATTTTCTCTTGCGCCGTATTGTTTCGAACCCGTACCTGCTGTGTGGTCGACTGTCCCAAGTTATTAACTTGTGCTTGCAAGTGGGGCAGTGAGATAGGCTGTCCATTATTTCTCGCCCCTCATCCATTTTAAATCTCGTAGTAATTCACTTTTTTCTTTGGTTAGTCTTTCTAGCTTCTGAGTTAGACGCGCGATCTCAGTGCGCTGAATAGATATTTTGCTTTTTAAATTATTTACCAGCTTGTCACTCATCACACTGCCTCCGCAAAATAACCAATCAGGATCCCCTCAACCTGACCCTCAATGTGATTGTAAAGCTCTTGCGCCTCAGCCGTGTAATGAACACTGCCGTCAGTGTGCGTCTTGTACGGGGAGTCTTCACGCAAACCCGTCCACGCATCATCAAACCATAACTCTGATATCAAATTGGTAGCTTCTGTTATATTTCTCATCACACTGCCTCCTTCAACCCACGCAGATACCCATGCTGAAACGGGCTGTCGGCAGGGTCATTGTCAAATGATGCAATCGCTTCCGATAAATCAAAGTCAGCGTCCAGAAGGTCTTGCTTCGCATGAACTCGGCCCTTCTCGTAATCTTTGTAATTCGTTAAATCTAGTTTCATGACACAAACTCCAGTTAAGTTTCATAAGTCTTATATAATCTCAGGACGTATTAATTTCAATACTTAATAATAAAAAAATGAGTTTCTATATAGAGGATATGGGGGTGCATGTGTTTTTTCTAAAAATAAAAAACAAATTTTCTGTCATCAGCGTCATCAGCGTCATCATCATAGGTGAAGGGCTATAAAAATAAGAGGTCCACGGTCCACGGTCCTGTGTCATCATAGTGTCATCATGATGACAGGTAGTCTGAGTTGGACGAACCCAGATCAGCACCCCAAACAGACAAATTGCAGTTTTATAGTAGGGGTGGTAAATCCCCTATATGGACAACTCGTTTTGGAGAGGTCTATATTTGATTACCAACATTGGGAGTGACCGATGCCGAGCATAAAAGCTGATGTAGAAGACAAGCACGATCGAACACTGACAAATCGTCAGATGACTTTTTCCAGACACATCGTTGAAGGAATATATAGCAACGCGGAGTGCGCTCGAAAGGCTGGCTACTCCTCAGACCTAGCCGCAAAGCAAGCCTCTGTGTTGCTGAACGGAAGAGACTACCCTCATGTCGTCGAGTATGTGAAACAGTTACGAGATGAGCGCGAGCGCAGGTATGGGGTCACTACAATAGGACAATTGGAGAGACTTCATGAGTTGTCTAGGGGCGCCGAAGATGCCGGTCAATTTTCTGCCGCGATCAACGCTGAAAAGATCCGGTCAGCCCTTGGAGGTTTGACTATTGACCGAAGAGAAAACATCAACAGCGTCGACCAGCTTACACGCGATCAGATTGTTTCTCGTCTAGACGCTTTAAGGAAGCAGTACCCACAGGCTTTTGATTTAGACATGAAGGATGTTACACCAGATGAGCAAGGGACCAGAGGCGAATTTTTGGAACTCGATAAGGCAGAACTTACCGAAAAAGTGGTTTGTGACGAGGATTGAAAACAAGCACGGCGGCGGTGTACCTGATGTGCACATTGTTGCTGATGGTGTACCTTTTTGGTTAGAGCTTAAAGTCAGCAAAAGTAACGCCGTCAAACTGTCTCCGCATCAAATTGCGTGGAATATGGCATATTACTCTCGAGGTGGCGCAAATTTTTTCTTAGTAAGGTCAGCCTCTACCAAGGATGTATATTTGTTTGGCGGGGATCAGGGCCCACGATTATTGGAAAAAGGCCTGTCTGGTGCAGACGGTGAGCGGTTCGAGAACGTTAGGTTCGCGCTTGAAGCCCTGCGGCCCCACGCGGCGTCCATTCTTGGTATCAGCGGCTCTGCTCGATGGCCTTGAGGCAAGCCCTGCGGCCCCACGCGCCGGCTTTTCGTCCGAGGAACGAGGACCAATAAACAGTGTGCGCGTCAGCGCTCCATTTCTTCTTGGAAATCTTGTCGCCGACTAGGCGACGCTATTCTATGATAGTAGTTAAAGGAGGGACCGAAGCCCCTCC